ACGACGTCGTTACTCATGTGAAAGGGGGCGACGACGTCGTTACTCATGTAGAATTATTAATACATATGTCATTTGCATTCCATCGGATGATTCGGCTAGCGCATATAACTACCCATCTGTAAAATCACGAATAATTATTCAAAGAGAGATGGGAGAGTTGCAGAATTGTTTACCGCGAGATAGAGAGAGTTGTATATTTGGGTGGGTGCGGGGGTGGGTGTGTCATTTTTATTTTCAAAAAAGGATTATCATCACACCAAAAAACATTTATTTTTCCTCACAAGTAAAAACATTTTCCAAACATTTTCCAAACATTTTCCAACCCCCTTAGAAACTCCTATGTCCAACATGCGTCGTATTACACCAACTTATGCAGCTGAAGCTTACGCAAACCCCTTGTTCCACTCCGACTTGCCACTCGTCGCTCCAACCTTGGTTCGCACTGATACCATTCACGATGGTGGTCTTAGCCGTCAAAACACTATGGTTATTGAACCACCAACCGAAGACTCGGATACTGAAGTCATCCCCGAAGTCGAATACAAGTACACTGATTGCAATTACGGTGACGTTGTTGGCATGGGTATTCCCGGATTTCATCGTCCTCAACTGGGTGTCGAACCCTTTGATGACGACGTCGTTGAAGTCTCTCGTGAAGATGTCCAACGCCGTATGGCTGGTACTGGTATTGGTGTTGTCCGTCGTGCTCGCGCTCAATTGGGTGACATTGACACCGACTCCGATGATGAAGATGGGTTGGTCCCCGTTAAAAGACCCGTTAGAAGACCTGCAACCCCAAAGAAGTCCGTCAAGCGTAAGGCTCGTTTCCATGCGGACGAACTCACCGATGATGATGATGATGATACTACTACTGTTGTTCGTACTGCACCTACTCCTGTCGGACGCGGTCAAGGCAATAAATCATCACGTTGGTGTTTCACTTATAACAACCCACCATTGGATGGTGATGAATTCGTTTCACTCTTAGAAAGCAAAGGTGATATCAAGATGGCCGTGTTCCAAAAAGAAACCGGCGAAGAAGGTACCGAACACTTTCAAGGTTACATGGAAACCAACAAGCGTATGTATACTACCGGGGTTCACTCTATGTTGGCTCCTCATAAGTTGGCATTGTTGCATGCTAAGGGTACCAAGATCCAGAACCACAAGTATTGCACCAAGGAAGAAACCCGTACTGATGGTCCGTACTATGTCAAGTCCGAAGCAGGCGACTATGGCCGCAAGAATGGCAACCAAGGTAAGCGCAGCGACTTGGATGAATTCGCAAGAATGATCAAGGAAGAAGGTGGTATCACTGAAGATGTCTTTGAAGCTATGCCGGGTCACGCAATGGCATACTCTAAACACGCTAAAGCATTGGTTGCTGAAATGAAACTAACTGAAATCAAGAAGAAGGAAATGGCATACTGGCAAGAACAATACCAAAGACGCCAACGTGGCGAAGAAATTGAAGGTCAACAACAACGTAACTTGAAGCTATACTTTGGCCCAACAGCAGTCGGCAAAACAACTGAAGTCAAGTTGCACGTCATGGGCGAACTCGGTGTTCCATTGTTTGAAAAGTCCGCAGCTACAAAATGGTGGGATGGGTACCAAGGCGAGAACCACGTCCTCGTCGATGAATACCGCGGTGGTCAAACTATTGATGAATTCAAAGCATTAACAAACATCGGGGAAGTTGCTATTGAAATGAAGGGTACATCTGGTATCTTGGTTGCTGAACAAATGTACTTTACAACCAACTGTCATCCAACCCAATGGTGGAAGCGTAACGCTGGTGAAGCACAAGAATACCATAACTGGTCGTCTCAAGACTATCGCGCAGTTGCACGTCGCTTCGCTGAAGTTCACTGGTGGAACGATGAAAAGGTCAAGACCGTCTTAACGAATCCCGGTCCAATGAAAGATACCCGCGAATGGCGCAGAACAAATCAATTGTGGCGCAAATTCTGGGAATGGCGTGCTCCTGCTGATACAACCGGTGATAACTATTTCACCTTAGAATAAGATAATGTTTACTAACATCACTCATCACTCGAAGTGTCAAATGGCCACTTTAAACTCAAATAAATTTCGCGATTAATAATTAATATATACACATTAATACTCTGTTTATCTATAATAATAAACTATAACTATAATTAACAACAACATATAATAAACGCCCACAAAAATGTGAGCGTAGCTTGGCCACCTCCCGTCCGCGCTACTCTGCTCCCGACCGCTACCGCCTCCCTAATGAATATATGTTGTCGTGGGGCTTATTTCTGAAGAAAGTAAGAAACGTGACTTATAGGTCATAAAGTGACAGGTCATAAGTCACGAAGTGGAGAGGTAATATATAGGGTTTCACCCGGACTCTCCACTTCTTCCTCCTTGCGGAATGATGCTAAACTGAACGGACTATGCCGGCATCGATCTGGTGCGGCATCAGAGATTACGTTCTGGATGAAAATATGGGTAGGGTTAAGACAAAAAAAGAGAAAATTTATATGTAAGTCTTATGATTACGTCATCTGTCCTCGGGTCATCTCGTTGTCTTCCTATCCGCTACATCAGGCATCACGCCTTCACATACGCTCATCACGCTTTTTTTTATTTTACTTCAATCACAACCTTAGGTATGAATTATGGATTTAGATCTCGCACTAAAAGTGCTCCCAGTTCCTATCGTCGTCGTACTTATGGTTCTGGTAGTTATAGCAAAAAGTTTGGAACTGTTCAAAAGACAAGAAGATTAAAAAGCTTCAAACCAAGATTTGCAACAGTGGGATTCACAAGAGACATGGAAACGAAATACGCAGACAAAGCAATTGTGTCGACCGGAGGCACGCTATCAAAAGCACAAGGCGCAAATGGATGGTTCCTCACGTCAACTACATGGAAATCAGTAAACTTCGGTGGAGATACAGCAGGCGCAACAACACAAGGGCAACAAGATCTCCTAAAGGGTGTTATCCAAGGGACGACTGCAACTACGCGTATCGGAAACAAAATTCGAGTAAAAGAACTTAAATTAAAAGTCTCATTCGCAGCAGCTCAAGTGGTTAATGCAACAACAGGGTTTGAAAATGCACAATACGGAGAAAGTGCTCTAGACGAAACCGCGAATCAACTAAGTCAATATTTGAGAACAACTTATAGGTTATTAGTAGTGAAGGATCTACAAGTCAACTCGGCAGAAAATGAGATCGAATACAGCGACGTCATGGAAGCAACGGCATCAACAGGATTCGCAGGAGTTCATTCAGAACTTAAGGTGGCAAATATGGGGAGATTTAGAATTATGACCGACCGGTTATTTAACCTTGACGCTGACGATCCAATGAAAACAATCTCTTTAAACTACTATGATATCGGCGACGTCAGATACAATGGGACAGAAACATCAGCAGCAGTACCAGCATTAACTAACAACGGTATCTATGTGGTTTGGGCAATGTGGACACAAGGAGCAGTTGGTATCACTGCCGGGGCAGGAGGACCAACATTGCAAGGGAGCGCAGTCAACGTGTCCCGCCGTTTGTGTTTCCAAGATGCATAACTCATCTATCACGTTTCTTCATTATCACTACTTAGGTATGGACAGAGGATTTATTCCAAAAGACAAAGTCTTGTATGAAATGCGCAGAGCAGCAATGGCTGACTTCATGCGCTTGTGGAATGGGGAAGGAAAAAGACAAGACATAGGAGATGAAACGTTCTGGTACGAACTACATGAAATCGCACAATTATGCAAAGGGGAAGGGGAAAGAAAAAGGTATAGGTTTGGTCTTGAACGTTTGAAATATGTACGAAAAAGATTCATGGAATGGGGTAGGGTTGATAACCTAGAACAGGATTACTGGAGCCCCAAACATTATGGGCAAATGCTAAAAAGCTGCTCAGAAGAATTCTACCAGAAAATATTATGGAGGGAAAAAATAGACCGCATCGCAGCCTCGCTAATCAGAAACGGCGAAAATGAATTTCTAGCCGAAGAATGGGCAGCAAGACAAATCGAAATGGGAAAAGACATCCCATGGGAAGATTGGAAAGCAGAGTGGCTGGGTGAAGTTTATGAAGACCCAAATGAAGAAAATCCTTTCTTGTAATAAAGGGTGGTCGTATACGAGACGCGACCAGGCGGTCGCTAATCTAACTTTTGATGTACCGCTATACCGAAGTGGTAAAATGACCGTTGTAACGGATAAAAGTGACCGTTGTAACGGTTAAATGAGTACTTGTTTTTTACTGGAATTTACTGGAACGACGACGTCGTTACTCATGTGAAAGGGGGCGACGACGTCGTTACTCATGTAGAATTATTAATACATATGTCATTTGCATTCCATCGGATGATTCGGCTAGCGCATATAACTACCCATCTGTA